GGGAGTAGATATCGTCCCACAGTTCGTAGGTGTCGTTGGCCACTGGCGCAAAGGCAAAGGCCGGGGAGACCGTCAGGGTTGTGTCGCCACTGTCGTAGTCCGAGACCCTGGATGTTTCCACCGTGGAGGCAGAGGCGTCGTTGAAGATAACCCATTTGCCGATGTGGTTGTCATCGGCCCCGATGAGCGTGTTGTCAACAATCGTGGTGGTCGTGCCAGTGCCAGTGCCTGACGATACATAGATGGCGCCGAGGTTGTAACCTATTGACTGGCGCAACTGCGCCCTGGTGCGCCCCTGGACTACAGCCATAATCGCGCCTCTCTAGTATCTCTTGGACTTTACCTTCTTGCCACTGCGCTTGGCGTAGGATTTAGCGGCCTTCTTGCCAGCCTTGCTATACGGAAACTTTTTCTTTCCCACCTTTGGCATCGCTTTTCTCCTCAAGCTCGGCAATCTTGGCATCACGTTCGGAGATGACCCTGGTCAGGGTGGCGAGGTGAAGCTCCAGGTTGGTGACTTGGTTCACCTTCTGCTGGTATGCCGCCCTGATGTCTTCCTCGGTGATCTGTATCTCAGTGGTGTTGTTGTTGGTCACAGTATATCCTCCTACTTTAGACCGTCATAGTAGATTTTGTTGTTGGAGCTACGCTTGCGCTTGATGGCGCTGATCCTGATCTGATCGAGAATCTTCCCGATCTCCTTGCGCTGTTCCGGGGTGGGGGCTGGCTTTGAGTGCCGCATCCTCACGTCAATCAGCCAGCTATCCATCGCGTTGCCGACCATCTCCTCGATGTGGGCGATAGACGTTTCGTCATCGACCAACACCCGGAACTGGTGGCTACGCCCGGTGACATCGTCATGCACCTTGAACTGGTACTCGTAGATTTTACCGCCAGTCTCGGCATTGCGCCCCACCTGGGCGACCCTGGTATGGGTCACCCCAGGTGGAGTCCAAAGTTCTGTCTCTTGGGGGTTGGCTACCATTGGTTACTGTATGTTCGCCATAATCAGGCCGTATTCACCAGTAACGCCAACAGTATTTCCCATGTATCCAACGATAGTGCCTTCTGCGTCATCATCAGAATCAAGAGCTTCAACGGCACCGTCTAGTGTGTCGTTAGCCGCAACGCACGGAAGTCCTATGGTAATGGCGCCAGTAACCAAAGCCACGGTTGGGCCTTTTACGCATATCCACCCGTAAGAACCTGATGCGATATCAGCACAAGTCCAACCAAGTGGCGACCCGACTATGGCATCATGTTGGTAAATAGTCGATGCAGTATACGGATTAGCGCTTAGCCCAACTTGCTGTGAAGCTGTTATTGCAGTTACCAGTCCGTCTTCTTCGTCAAGTGTTAGTACACACCCTGTTGCGCTCGACACTGCCGTATTGCTTTTAATCCTGTACATATGGCCTTCTTCTCCAACGTCGTTGAAGACAAGCCAGCCGTCTTTGTACTGGTTTAATGTAATAGTCAAAGAACCCGAAAGAGTTACAGTAGTGGCTCCAGCAGAGGCGGCAGATACCGCCAAATCAAGGTCATGCGCTCCCGTTGCGGCAGGTTGCATCATAAGCAACCCCGGCCCAGCGGCTTCTCCTGTGCTGATATATACAAATTCTCTTTCGCCAATCTGCATACGACTGCCCACTTTGTGCTTTTGAGCAGTAGTGCTTACTTTTTCCCATCCGTGTTTGCCCATAATCGTCTGTGGAAATGCCATTGTCTAAACCCCTTTCAAGGTTATGTTTTACAGGGTTTGCCCCTGCGACCAACCGATATGATAATCCAGGTAGCCTCGGTCAATCGTTACAGCTACTCGGATACTTGATGTGTCTTCATGTGAACTCTCAGGCGTGACAACGCACCCGCCTTGGTCAGGGCCGTCACTGGATCGCCGCACTCCTGACAGATCACCGACTCTTCGTTGGTGTATTCCTCGCCAGACTCGGTCACAGGCTCTGCCTGTGCGTTACGAGACGCGCACCAGCGACACTCACAGGCATCGCTGGGCGGGTAGGGCAGTAGGCCCAGCCGGGACTTCCTGAGAACATAGTCAGGATTGCCCGGAAGGTTCTCCACCTTCAAGCCGACTGGGCTGATAACCACGCCGTCCTGTGTCAGGGTCGCGGCATGGCGGTACAGGGATATCTTGGGTTGCCAGCCATCGACATACTCCCAGGAATATCCCTGCCCAATTAACTGTTCGCGTATTTCAATACGCTCTCTGGTCGTTAAGGCCATTTCAGTCCTCTACTATGAGGTTGCTGGCGTGGTGGAGTCCAGTGTCAGGGCCGCGCCTCGGCTGTCGTCCAGTTCAAACACGCCGTAGTCGGCGGTCATCACCAGTTCTGTGGCCCGGAGAGAAGCGTCGCGCTGACGCTCTGTGCGGGTGTCCACGGACTTGAGCACCGCAAGGGCTGACTTGTCGGCAATGACGCCAACAGTAGCGGCGGCGGTAGTCCTGGTGATGTTCCCGTCCTCAAAGATGGGAACTCCGAATATCGGGCGTATGCCACTCCAGAAGTTGCCGAGCAAGTCCTGAGACCACCCTGGCGTCATGGGATATGTGGCGGCTGTCCCTGCGGCTTCTTTGGCCAGATCGAAGACAGTGAAGGGATGATGGTTGATGTAAAGCTGGTTGCCGAAGTTGCTTCCCTTGGCATACGCAACGGCGGCGGCTACATTCGCTATGTCAAAATCCCTGCCAGAGGCTCCCAGGTCTACCGAGAACCCTGAGTAGAGGGCTGTGACATCGTTGTCCTTCTTCCTTGCCATCCCGTCTCCAAGCTGTCTGCCGACCATGGTCATGACATTGTCAGCGGCCTGCCTGACCAGCTTGTCCGTGAGGATGACCTTGGCTCCGACCTCGGCGGCTGTCAAGTCCACCGTGGTCATGCCAATCTCTTCTTCGTCAATGATGTCCTGGCCGTCCACAAGGTCACTCATGGACATCTGCGCGACCTTTGGCACCGTCACCTGTTTGGCCCCCTTGGGCAAGGTGAAACTCTCGATGAGAGCCAATGCTGGAGCGTTATGCTCCTCGGTGTATCTGGCGCTGGCAAGGATTATGCGCTGGGCATTCTCCAGATTTCCTGTTGTTGCGGCCTGTGGCATTTAAGACCTCCTAAGTCTTATTATATCCCCATTAGTCTTCGCGCCGCCGCCGTAGCATTGGCCGACCTGTCACCTGCATTATACCTATCGAGCCAACTTCCGTCATTACTTGCGACCTGTGGCTCTCCTTGAGAACTGTCAAACTGTTGCGCGGGAACCTGGGCCTGCCGCAGTTTGGTAAGCTCGTCCATATTTTTGGCATCGCTCGACATCTTCTTGGCGATCATTTCCATCTGTTCGGGCGTGTCCGCCAGCCTCAGTGTGGCCATGGCATCGAACCCCAGGTTATGCGTCTTGGCAAAATGCTCCGCCGCCGCCTGCTTGCCCAGCATTACCTGGGTCTGGAACTGGTGCTGTCGCGCCGTGTTGGCCTGGGCCTGACGACTCTGTATGTGCTGATACGCGATTTGCTGGGCCTGTTCGGCCATATACCCCTGGTTCTCAAGCTGTTGCTGATACCGCTGGGCTTCCTGCTGAAAAGCCGCTCTCTCCTGCACCTGCTGGTACTGAGCCGCCTGCTGGCTCATCTGTTGAAACTGCTGATCTTGTTGCATCTGTTGCATTTGGTCAGGCGCAGGCTGGGTTGGCGCCGTCGGCTCCTGTGCCACAGGGACAGGAGCTTCAGGCTCCGGGGCCGGGGCGGCAGGCTCACTAATGTCAATGGCCACTTCGGGCATGTTGTTGAGCGTATCCACCTCGGCTATCAGAGGATTCTCAGGCGCGGGGGCATCCTCTGGCAGTGGAGCCTGGACTGGTTCTTGATTCTCATTTACCATATTTGTCCTCCTGGGTAGGTGTGCACCTAATTAATTACTGTCCCATCCGTGACGGCATCTTACCATAGAGTTTATGATATAACTCCAAACTAGACCTATGCGCTGGATTTCGGCCATACCATTCAACGACAATCTTGTCCACAATTGGCCCACTCTCAGGCGCCATAAGGATCGCGTTTCTGGCCAATCCCCTCTGGTATTTCAGGGTTCGTATGCTTGCCCCATGTTGGGTTCCTTCAAGACGGCGGCGTTCCATCGGCCCACTACGAAGCCATTTCTCCCACGCCTCTCGCGTTGCGGGAGCCAGTGTTGACACCATTGTGTCCATTGTGGGGGTGGTGAACCATCCCACGTTTTCCAAGGTCTGCATGTCTGCGTAATACTGGGCCACCTTGGGGGCATGGGTTTCGGCAGACTGTGCCGCCCTGTCGGCGTCCCACCTTAAAACCAATGCCTCTCCCCAGGTGGCCTGTTCAGCCTTGAGCGCGGCATTGAACTTATCATAGTCCATCTTCTTGAAGGCTTCAGAATGCTTCTCCATGAGCTTGTAATATTTATGATATGCCCAATCTAGCGGCTTTTCTTTCTGCAAATCTGCGACCTGTTTGTCCGACAGTTTGTTGGCCTCTTCTCTTCTGCGAATGTCCGCGTCTTCCCGATATTTCTGGGTGACCATATCCTGCCTGACCCTGTGCACAAGCTGAATGTTGCGGTTATCATTTTTCCAATGAGTAGGCTCCCATGCGCCTTTTTCAGCCTGCTTGTCGAACTGAGCGGAAAGGTCGTGCTCCTGTTGCATCCGGGAGCTTTTGATCTCGTCGCGCTCTACTAGCCGCGCACTGAATACCTGATCCCTCGCCGCCCCCTCTTTCGTTCTCAGCTTTATTTCATCTACGAGATGCAGGTTCCCTTCATAGTTCAACACCTTCCGCCGCTTCTCTTTGGTTAAGTCCCAAACTGATTCGGTAGAATCTTCAGGATCGAAATTTCGGATCATCGTGCGCTGTAAATCAGCCGAGGACGGCGCCCTTATATTCTCGCCAGTTGCCTCAAAGAGCATCCCCTTCATGCTCAGAGTCGCCTCATCCACAGGCAGGATATCCTTGAGTTTGGCGTCCTGGGCGATGAAGGAACCTACCGCTGGGATATCGACATCCCCGGCAAACTTCCTAATCGCGCCAACCCCGGCTTCTCCGAATCCTATGGGAGCGGCTATGTCGAAGAGGAACTGGAGCAACCTGCCAGAATGCCCGAACTTATCGGTGTCTCTGCCATAGAAATCCTGGCCACTAATCAGGTGCATGAACGCCCCGGCGGTGGCTCCCTTTCTGGCATTGATAAAGCTATCTCCAGGTATATGCTGGAAATCTAACATCCTAAAGCCGCCGTCCAACTGTCCAAGCATCTCTACCATGGCTAGTTCCCCGGATCGGGTCGGAATCGGGACACTGGGATTGAAGAACTGGTTATTGTATCCATAGTTCCACCAGCCTGGGCGGGTGTCACGCCATGGCTTAAATCGGTCAAGCGGCAGAAATCTAGGCTTGCCCTCCGTAACTGTTGTGGTGCCTGCGTGGATAAGGTTCGCGGTCACGCCAAAGAACAGGAGAGCGCTGACCCAGTACTTGCGCCAGAAAGCCTTCTCCTCTCCACGCATCGCTCTAGTCATCTGCCGCATGAGTCCTTCGTTCTCATTAAGGGAGAACATTGTTCTGGTGAGGAACTCGCGCCAGAACTGGTTCACCTCGCTCTGAGACCGCAGGAGCGTGGAGTATTTTATGTTGGCCTGCCGCGCCACCAGGGCCATGATCTGATCGGGTGAGGCGTTGGGGTACATCCGCTTGGCCATCGGGACGAGGTTGCTCTTCACGTCAGTCATAATTGCCGCAGGGTAGACCCTGTCGAACAGCCCCCGGCGCATAGAGTACTCAAGCTCTTTAACGTGTCTGCCCATTTGCACGGCGAAGTTGGCGTCCTTTGCGACTTGATCAACCATCTGGGCCAAGTCCTCGCCCGGAAGGATCGTCAGGTCACGCACATTCAGGCCATTCTTCACAAGGCCATCCCAGGATATGCCGGTGCCCTCCATGACAGCGTTGGGGCCGGTGGTGGCTTTGCTCCTCAGTAGATTACGATAATGATCGGTCTTGCCAGCCGCCCCATATGAACTTATCATCCCCCACCAACCATCTTGGACAGTGCCCTGAACGCTCTTCCGAATTTCCCCGGCTACGCGACCTGCATCGAATGCCTCAGAGAAGGGCTGGCCTCGATCAATCCCAGACCAGACTGCGTCAACGACCCCATGAGTTCCGCCTACGCCTAGACGACGCGCAAAGTCTGTGGCCTGGAACAAAGACCCGAAGAGCTTCAGGCGTTTGGGGATGAAGACCATCGCGTCAATAAGCTTGACAATATTTACTGGGACAGTCTTATCAGTGAACGGGATGGTTTGGTTATAGGTCTTCGCTAGGGTTGTCCCGCCGCCCCTGAAGATGGATTCCAGCTTGTCAGCCACGCCCGACGGGACGGCAATCTGGCCAGCCTTGAACACCGCCTTCTGGGTTGTCTTGTCACGGGCAAGCACCTCTGTTGTGGCCTCTACCATATCCTGAAGTTTAGCCTCCGATGATGCGACCTCCACAACCGCATATCCCTTACCCTCAAAGGCTGGGCCTACTCTGGGAATCCGCCATTTGACCTGCTTCTTTAGGCCGAATTGATTCCTGTTTAATTCGTTCAGCGCAGTATCACTGTCCACATGAATGCCCAACCCGATCTTGTCGCTCTGCAACCAGTGGGCCAGTTCGCTCTGAAGGCGGAACTTTATTCCGTTCTGCTGAGACCATACCGATTGATCGAACGGATTTCTGAACAGAGGCTCAAAGCCTGACTCTTCCATCTCCAGGTATGTGGCCGCGCTACGGGACTTGGTGTAGCTGGGGTTGGACGTGAGAGCTTGCACATTGGGGGCGATCTCTTTTCCCTCGGCGTCCTTTGCCGGTTTCCATCCACGGTCAAAATAGTCCTGCACCCTGCCTATGGAAGGATCGAAATCGATCCGCATAGACTCTTCATATTTGGTGGCCCTGAGAAGAGTGGCGAGAATATCGGCCCTCTTTTCAGCCTCTCCAGCCGCCATGGCCGGGTGGGCCATGCCATTCCCTGAAATCCATATCCTTCGCGCCTCGGCGGCGACTACGTCATTCACCTTCTTGGCGGCATCGTACTGCTCTTTCGTCATGCCTGAAGAGACCTTTGCGCGTGTCATCCCAGGCACCTCGCCGTGCAGGGCGCGATAGAGAAACCTAACCGGGCCGGGATTGGCCAGGGTGCCCCAGTCCGCTTCTTTTAATCGGAAGGTTCTCTCTGTGCCAAAGGCTATTCCCCTCTCCCTCTTCCCAAGACCCAGAGCCTCCATCTTTCTGGCGCCAGTGATGGAGAAGTCCTGTATCCTTGCGGTGTGGCTATTGAGAGTTCCCTCGTACTTAACGATAAGCTCTTGCCCCACCTTATCGTTTAGCCAGTCATTTGATCGAGAGTCAGCCGCACGGGCAAGGTCTGCCGGGAGAATCCCGCGCAGGGTGGAATCCAGCGTGTCCATGACCTTGACAAGTTCGTACTCATAGTTCGGGCTGATGGGGGCTAGACCCAGGGGTGACGGTTGGGGCAAGTGCGGGACTGGGCCTGCCGGTTGATCCATAGGCACTGCCGGTGAGAGTCGAGGTTCGTCAGCCGGGAGTGGGTAGCCTTCATTCTTGGCCTGGGCTAATGCCGTCTCTGTTTCTGGACTGTAGCGTGTGCGTCCCATTAACGCAGACATAGCCTCAGAGTCAGCAGGGTCAGGCAATTGGGCAGGCTCGATCTGCATCACAAAGCTGTTGGGTGTGCCGGGAACTTCCTGAACAGGATATCCCATTATTGTATGCACAGCGCCAGGATCAGACACGCCCAACGGGGGAGGCTCGATGGGCGGGGGAGGGCCGGGTGGTTGAGGCAAGGGTGGAACTGGGCCTGCTGGTTGATCCATAGGCACTAACGGCGTAGTAGGCTCCGGGGGCGTAGGCGCTGGTGGGGTAGGAATGCGTGGGGCGACTTCCTCTGCCGCCTGACGGCCAACGGCCCTGCCTAGCCCTCGTCCCAGGAGTTTGGTCG